AAGTTACTTGTGTTGTTGCTATTACAGAAGCATCATAAAAACTTTGTAAATCTATATCTGTTGTTGCCAAACCTTTTCCATATCTTTCATTTCTTAAATAATCTAACAAACAGAAAGCTGGATTAGTTGAAAATGTTGGACTCGATTCTACTAAACTTGAATTTAATGTAACTACTTTCTTTCCTTGTATTTTAGCTTGAACTTGAGGTATTCCTCCAAAAGCATCTGAGTTCCATTCAAATCGTAAAGCAAGATAAGCAATCCCACTTAATTTATGATTACTTCCCCAACTAGATAATGTTGAAAGAAGACTCGAAGCTGACTGACCATCAGTTCCAAAATGTGGTTCTATTTTTATTAAACTTGTTGAGTCTTTAAAAAAATTTGAATCTGAACTTGCAACATTTCTTTGAGTACCATCTGTTAATGATCCATCAAACGTAACTACTTTGTCATCTACTCTTATTTCTTCTATTGAGTTTATTTCACCCTCACATAAAACTAAACAAATGTATAAGTACTTATTGTCTGTACCCGAAGTCTCAACAAAGACTCTAGTCCCTCCAATGAGTCTTTCGCCATAAACTACAGGAATACTTGCATCATTCGATTGTTTATTTAACAATATACCTTTTTCAAAATTATCTAATGTACTATCTCCAAAATCAGGATTTTCAGGTTCTCTTCTACTTAACAACCAACCAATTGCAAAAATTCCTAAAGCAACCCAAGGATTAATTTTAAATACACTTGTTATAACTTTTAATGGACTAGTAACTACTTTTACAGCTCTTTTAAATATTTTTTTCCAACCCATTACGCTCTACCCCATTTTATATCTCTTACAGTTTCAGAACTAAAATCCATTCCAACATCTGTACTAAAAAATTTTTGTTGTGAATTGTTATTTGTTTTTCTTCCGTTCTCTTTGTTAAAGTCTGCCCAATGTGATACAACTGTTAAATTTAATGTACTATCTTCTTCGTTCTCTTGTATTGCAAAAGTATCGATTGTTCCTTTGTACAACATAAAAGGATCAGCTATTAAAGAATTATTTGAATCTAAAAAACCTCTAAATATTGTAACTGAATCATTTACAACATTTTCATTAAGTACTACTGATATGTAAGTTTGATCTGCTCCTGATATTAACATTGATAAACTTGATTTACTTAAATCAACTTGTTCAGTAAAACTTGGTCTGTTAATTAAAAACCTTGTTGAACTGTAAGTAACGCTTGATCCACTTACTGATGAAGTTATATCAAAAATACAATCTGTAAGGTTAACAGGAGTACTGAAACCAATAGTAACAAGATGAACTGGTTTAATTTCATTTGTTGCTAGGTGGTTCTTTACTGCTGTTGTTAGTGATCTCGTCATATTTCTCGTAAGTTGTTCTTGTTACTTTTATATCATCAAATACCTTAAAGTTTGCATTTGGACTTGGGTTTTTATACTTTCCCAAATCATTTGTTTCAAAATTAATATTTTCATCTTCAATTACTTCCTCTGCAATCATATCTACATTGATCCAATGTTTTACTAAGTATTTCATTACAAAAATTCTTCGACATCTGATTCAAACTGATAAAGAATGTTTCCATCTTTGTCTGCTCCTACTGTTCCAAATTCTTGAACATCGTTTGTTAAAAAAACTGTGAAAGGTACATTGTTATAAGTTACAACTGAATCATTTGTTATATTTTCAATTAATGCAGGTTCTATAGTTACTGTTGCTGCATTACTTGATGAAGTAACATTTTCGATTACCATGTACACTTTAGTGTGCGAAGCAAACTTAATAAAGTCTCCCGTCTTAAATCTGTTCGCACCATCGCTAGCGAATCCATCCATAGTAATTGTTGTATCTCCAGCACTTTGTGCTCCATTTACTAAAACTGTTCCTGTTTCTGATCCTTTTGTACTAGACTCAGGAGGTATAATTGTAAAATTTTCTTTTTGTGATCTTTGTTTAACAATAAACGCCATTAACTCTCCATAAACATCATTCTTAGTTGAAGTAATTATTTGAGCAGTAAATCCAAATCTTTGATTATCAACTGTACGAGAAAGTTTTCTTCCATTTATTGATCTACTTGTTAAAGTATTTTGTACACTTGATATTCCAAGTGTTGAAAATTTAGAATTCGATATTGGAAATGCACCAGCCATTAAACTAAATCTCCTCTTCCTTTTTCATTTACAGCATTGTTTATTATTGCAGTTATAGTTCCTCTGTTTTCATTAAGAGCATCTTCAAAACCTCTACTATCTATTGTATTGATGTTAAAATTTACATTTACACTTTTGCCACCCATACCTCTTGCATTTTGAGATATTTGTCCTTGTGTATTTGGAATGAATAATTCTGGCCCACGCTCACCCACCACGTATGGTTTTCCTTGAGCTACCGTTCCACCTGAAGCCATACCACCTCCAGCAAATGCAAATAATGTTTTAATAAAGTTTTGTTTGTTTTGACTTCTTAATTCTTTGTTTTGTTCTTTAATTTCTTCTGTCTTCTTTTTATGAATTAGTAAATCAGCAACATTTATTCCAAGGATTTGACTCATAGTTCTTTTTTGATTTTCTTGAGATAAAATTCCTTTATCAATTAAAAAGTTTCTTAGTTGTTCTTGAATAACAATTTGGATACCAAAAGCTAATATTTCTACTAGTAATCTTTTTGCAAGTTCTTCAAAACTTTGTTTTAAGTCTTTTCCTAAAACTACTGCTTCTGCTAATGCTCTTGAAAAACCTTTTATTCCTTGATGAACAATATTTCCTATAGTTTGGTTTATACTTTCAAAATCTTTTTTCATTTTTTGATTAAGAGTTTCAGCTACATTACTAAATTGAAAACCTATTTCTTTTGTTTCGTTTTTAACTTTACCAGCTAACTCTAAAAGTTTTTTCATTTGTTCGTTTGATACAAACATATGATCTTCAACCATTGATAAAAATTTTTGAACTGCTTCAGTTGCTTTGCCTAACTCTTTTGCGTTATCTGCACTTTCCGCATACTCGTCTGCAATATCTTTTAGAGGTCTTCTAAAGTCTTCAGCAACATCTCTCATTTCTTGAAATGTTTTTAAATTAGCTTGTAATGTTTCTTCACTAATTAATTTTAAAAATCTCATTGCTTTTGCTAATTTTTCTTGTGCGAAAGCAAATCCATCTATTAACTCTGCAAGTAATGATCTAATCTTATCAATAGCTCCAGCTATAACTAAAACAATTAATTTACCTTTACCTCCTAACATTAGAAAACCAATGATACCAAGTTCTCTTATTCCTGCCGGCATCATTCTGAGAACATTAAAAAGATTAGCTATCGCTGTTCCTACAAAAGCAAAAACAGGTCTTAGTAAGTCAATTATTTGTGCAGTACCTAATAAAACATTTTTTGTAATAACTATTAGAGCATTAGAAAGTCTTGTTGCAAATTGAGTTAGTATTTCGTCATTGTCTTCTATAAGATTATTTACAACTGCAAGACCACTTTTTATAAAATCAAAAAAACCAGCTTCATTTGTTTGTAGTTTAAATTTAAAAAGTTTGTCTCCTAACATTGAAAGTGTACCAGTAAAAGTTACTGCCATAACTTCCATAGCTTTTCCAAATTCTCCATCAGGTCCAAAAACTCTGAAGAATGCTTCTTTAGTTTCTTTTGCAGTCTTCTTAGCTCCAGCTTCGAAACCTAATAATGCTCTAACACCTTTTTCTCTAAATACATCTGCGGCCGCTATACCTCCAGCAAACGATCTTTGTATTTGTGTTGCTGTCATAGCAAAGTCTAATCCTGTAACTGTTGCTACATTACCTGTTACTTGTAAAATTTTTGCAAGTTCTTTTGAATCTTTTGAAACAACTGCAAGATTTCCTGAAGCCGCTGAAATTTCTTCAAGTGAGAAAGGAACTTTTGCGGCAAAATCAATTAAAGTAGTAAATGCTTTGTTTCCCTCTTCCATTCCTTTAAATAGGAAAGCAAATCTAACTTTTAAATTTTCAACTTCTGCTCCTACTCTAATAAATGATCTAACGACTAACGCACCACCTATACCTACTAATGCTGATTGGATTGAAAATAATGAATTTCTTAAGTTGCCAAGACCTCTTTGAACT